ATTAATGCAAAAAAACGGGGGAGAACAGTCCCCCCCAAAAAATCACCACAAACTAAGGAAATTGAATTGTGCTTCATCAGGCACCGGTATGTCTACTGGCCATTGCTTAGTGCTTACCAAATTTTCAACGGTGTTTTTATGGGCAAAATACCAGGCTTGCTGGCGCATATTCCTTGACCATTTGCTGCCCTGGTCGATTTCGTGATGGCAGTTCATGCATAAAGCAGCGATTAGGTTGTCGTCGGCTTTAATTCCTCGCCCTTTGCCGCCGCCCCAGTTCGTGTGCGCCGCCTGGACGCATTGGCTGCTGCCGCACAGCTGGCAATCCAGACCGGCCACCAGACGCAATAGCTTTTTGCTTCGCACGTATTTGTGCTTGAGAATCATTCGTGCGACCTGTTGACCACTCGCGCAGTTGCTTGTCGGGTTCGCCAAATTTCAATTTCTAGCCTGGCGGCCTCTATTTCCCATTTAAGAGTTTCCTCTTTTTCGACCGCGGCCGCCAAACCCTTCAGCAGCTGGACGTACTCTGGGTCGGCTAGTGCTTCGCGCTCTTGAGCGTTGGCAGCCTCAACCCCCATGGTGTAGCAATCTTTCATCAACATGGCTTTTTTGCTACGCCTGAATTCTTCCAAAAATACCCTTTGCGCTTTAGCTTCACCAAAAGCTGGGGCTTTGTTCCGTATGTCTTCGGCTGATTGCTCAGGATCAATGCGTTTTTCGTTCATGCGTTACCCCTCATTATGCCTAACGCTGCCCAAGCGGCGTCTACGCTGTCTACAACGGCCACAGCGCCCCCGTTCCAGCTTTCGTGCCACTTCACCTGGTCATCGGTCAATTTGCGCTTAGAGGGCGTTTTATTGCCATCTTTAATTTCAATCAAAATATTTTTCCCCTCGTAACCTACCAACAAGTCCGGCACACCATGGCCCACGGCCGCCAGGCTTTGGACCGATGCGCCTACGGCCCGCAAGGCCTTTACAATTTGCTCTTGGTTTTCGTCAGTCCTGGCGGCTCGTCGCATTTTTTACCTGTTTTTTGTCGATAAAATCTTGCACTTTTTGTTTTAATTCGTCCACGCTACCAACGTCATTTATAAAATCTAAGACACAGGCGCACAATTGCAACTCAAAAACTTCAGTAGCCGATAGCTTTGTAGTTTTTTTGTTTGTGATTTCAGCAACTTGTTTTAATAATTCATGGCTCATTTTGTTTTTTCGTCCATTCTTTTTTTTCCGCCCATTCTTGTAGTTGTATCGCCATAAACTGCATTTCTACCGCACAATTTATTGCTAAATCGTAATTTTGTTTATAGACCAATTTGCGATATTGCAAAGTTAATGCCGTTAATTTGATCATTGATTCGCTGTAATCAATTACTGGTTTGGGCTTTTGTCTTAATTGCCTACGTTCAATTTCGTCCCAGGCTTCGTCTTCATTCATTTTTTATCCCTCGCTTATGTGTTTAATTCCAATGCGTCCCTGTAGCATTTGATTTGAAACATTGAAAGATTTTCGCCATTTTCGTGGCGCTGCTTTAATTTCTTGGCCCAACGCTTGTGGTCAACATTGTCGGTTTGCGGCTTTGCCAATTTCTGAACAATTTTTGCCAATTCCTTATCTACAATTTCAGGGTTAGCCCTTGGTGGTGGCAATGCCTTCATATCCGGCCGCGGCGCCTGGCGACATAGGCTTTTGAACTCGATCAAGTTCGGGCAGCGGTCCGGTAAGTTTTTCAACGCCCAGCCAATAGCTTGAAGATTGTCAACAAAAATGCCAAGTTCGTGCGCCCAATGAGATTTAACCTCGGCACTCCCCAGGGTTCCCCACTTGTTTGTAAACTCCGTCCCGTATGACATTGCCAGCCGGTCAAACAAGCGATCAATCGCTGCTGTTGGAAGTGCCATTTTTTATCTCCTGTGGTTTGTTAAAAAACTCCATGTCTATGATGGCGGCGGCATTTGGGTCTTTAGCTGCGACGCCTGGTGCAAACTCAGCCATGCGTAAACGCGCCGCCTTTTGCCAGGGCGATTCGTAAACCTTGTCCTGCTTGCTTAATTTTTGGGTCCGTATCCAGTTGCGCCAAGTTGCAAACCAATCGGCCTTGCGTCCTTTGGCACCTGGTTGGGCAATCCAATAATCCTTAAATCCGTCGGCAATTTGATTTAAATTTAATTCTGGCCGATTCTCTTTAGCCCATATTGCCCAATCGTCTGGTAATTGCCAATCAGGATTCAATCTGGTGGATTGAGATTTCGCAGAAATCGGTTTGCTGACCTCTCTCTCTCTCTCTGTCTCTGTCTCTGTCTCTGTCTCTAGACTATCACTTTGATATCGTTCTGATATCGTTTTGATATCGTCTTGTATCAGCCAATGAGATAGCTTAGAAACCGCTGTTTTTGTTTCTGTTTCAGACAATCTCAAACGAAATGCCAGCGTCTTTATGTCCGGCAATTCGCCATCAAATTCGCTTGCTATCAACCACAGCATAGTCAAAACTTTAGCGGCCTTTGGGTCTAAAAGGTGCCATTCGATGTCATCCAATAGTTCCCTGTACAACTTCACCCAGGGCGGTTTACGGTCTTTAAAGTGTTGAAACTTTGACCAATTTTTTATCTGCATATTAAAAGCCCAAAAAAAAGCCTTAGTTAGCATCCTCACCGTTTTAAGGTGTTGGCGGACTTGTGGACACAAGCAGGACGCTAACTAAGGCTTGTCCAATGATTCCCCGCCAAGGGATATATAAATCATAACGAACAACTACAGGTTTGTAAACCATTCCGGCCGCAGCACCTTCAGCTGCCAGTAACGTGCAGTCGGCAGATGGTCGCCCCATTGGCTTATTGCCTGGCGCTTAATGCCTAACAGCTTGGCAAGTGCCATGGCCGTGCCGGCTTTTTCAATTGCTTGTGCTTTTGTCATGCTCGCATGGTAAGCCCACTTTCGCATTTTTGCAACAGTTTTAAATAATTTTAAATAAATGTTGCATTTCTTGTAAAGCTGGCTTACATTGGAATTGTTGTGATTGATAACGCCCTAACGGGTCTTTAAAGGAAAAAGTATGAAATACAAATTAAATTTAAAAACCGATGTAGACAAAACTGAAGATGGTTATATGTTGTATTTGCCTTACGGCTTTAGGTTCTCTGATGAAGTAGTACATTGCCGTGGATACGACACTATAAAAGAAATGCGTGAGTCAATTAAATGGGAAGTAGTAACTTGTGATTGCAATGAGTGTGCAGCAAAGAAATAAACTTAACAGCCAATGTAAAGTTGGCTTACAATTAAATTAATCCCCAACGGGTCTTTTAAAGGAAAGCAAAATGTCCAAGCAATATCTCTCCTGCGCCGAAACTGCCAAACTGGTTCGGTCTGCTCTAAAAGAATCATTCCCTGGTGTGAAGTTCAGCGTCAAATCCAGCGTGTACAGCGGCGGCGCCAGCATCAACGTGTCGTATGTCGATGGTCCTAGCGCTGCCCAAGTTAAAAAAATTGTTGGTATGTTTGAGGGTAGTTATTTCGACGGCATGACCGACTACAAAGGTAACAAATACAGTTCGCTCGATGGTCAGGAAGTAACGTTTGGCGCTAACTTTATTTTTGTAAATCGGAAGTTAACTACGGCTTACCTTGAAGTATTTGTAATGATTGCGGCCGCCAAGTACGGTTACCCGAAGTTTGAAGTTTACGACAATGGTTTTGGCGCCTGGTTGAATGGAACCAATTATGACCAAGAAAGGGTTGTGATGCAATTGGCCCATAACCACAGCGGGTTTGACACAATAGAAAGTGTCACACTTGCGCGGGTTGGTTTTCTTGGTGATGATGGTTACGGTTACGGCGCTGTTGGCCGGATCGCAGCTTAAACTTGACAGCCCATGTAAAGTGGGCTTACAATGTAATTAATCCCTCACGGGTCTTTTAAAAGGAAATAAAAATGTCTACCACTACAAATCGCGAACAATCAATGTATGGTTGCGTCGCTGATGAATTTCTCGCTCAGATCAAAGACAGCTGCACTTACAA